AAAGAGGAGAGAGACTGAAATGATACCACAAGAAATACCCAAAAGTTCCCTCACATATAAGGAAGTTTGGGAAACATTAAGTAAGGTTGATGTTAGTCCTTATGTAAAAAAAGATAAGGGAAGATTTGGTAATTATATACCTTGGCATTATGCTAGGGCAATTATGAGCCATTTTTATCCTCAATATAGGGTTATTTGGTTGCCTAACGAGGTATATGCCGATCAATCAATGATGTTGCATTGTAGGATAGAAATAGATCATCTGAGCCAACATTGTTGGTTGCCTGTTTATAATAACAGCTACGAATCGATAACAAACCCTACTGCTGATGATATTCAGGACAGTATGCAAAGATGTATGGTCAAATGTATGGCATATTTTGGGTTAGGTATGCAAGTTTTCCACAATGGATCAGGCACACCTGAAGAATTAGAGTTGGAAAATCCAAATGAAACAAGCAAGGAACAATTAGCTAAAGCATTGATATTAATAGATAAATTGGAGATGAAGAATGAAAAACCTAAATCTAAGAAGTAGCCAATTTGCTAATTATATTTTTGGTCAGTACCACCCAAGAAAAGAAATGTTGGAATTACAGTTGCAAGGTAAAGAGCCACAAATACCAAATCACATGATGAAATATGTTGCTCATGGAAATTTTAATGAGAAAATGGGTATAGCTTTTTATGTAAAACATTTTAAGCAGATACCTAAAGACTATCTCAAAGATCAACAAAATTACATCATTCAAAATTGGCTTAACTTACCTAAAGGAAAGGAAACTGTAAGTATTTCTACAACACCTGATGGCATTTCACAAGATGAAACCACAATCATAGAGGTTAAATGTTCAATGCGAGATAAGTATGAGGACTTTAACAAACTATGGTTGCCACAAGTCTATGGTCAGCAACATATTTTATCTTGTTTGGGTAAAAAAATAGAGAAAACTTACTTAATAAACTATACACCAACAGTTTGCAGAATATGGCAGATTGATTACAACCAAAACTTTATCAATTACCTAATCAGCAATTTAAGTGAGTTTGCAGAATGTTTGCTTAAAGGTAAAGCGAATGGTTTAGTTGATAAACCTGATAATTATCAAGGCAAAATTGTAGATGAAAGCATTAAATTAATTAAAGAATATCATTATGGAGATAAAAATGGCATACGATAATACAAAAGAATTTTGTAAAGGTTTGTATTTTAATGAAACCGATCTTACAAAAAACATAGAAACTAGTGAAAAACAATTTATATTTTTCAAGGTTAGCATTAGAAAAAAAGAGTTGATTGAGTATCTTGAAAGTCAAAACAATGATGATGATTGGGTTAACATTGATGTTAAAAGGAGCAAAGGTGGTAAATTCTATGGAGAAGTAAACACTTTTAAACCTAATAGAGATGAATACAATCAAGATGAGAAGTATCAAAAGAGAACAGGAGAAACTCATCAAGTCTCACAACATCTTAGAGATTGGCAAGAAGAACAGGCAAGAAAAAAACAAGTAGAAGATGATGATCTACCACCATTTTAGGAGAAAAAATGAGCTATTACGAAAAAAATAAGGAGAAAATCAATGCAAAACTCAAGGAGAGGAGAGCCAATGATCCTGAATTGCTTGAAAAAGAACGACAACGATACCATAGCAACCCTGAAAAAGCTAAATTAAGGAGTAGGATCAGGAGTGTTAGAGGTAGATTGAGCTACAATATGCTCTCAAAAGCTAAGAAATTAGAGGTTGATAGAGAAATTGAAAAAATATTTGGTCAATCAGCTTGATATGAACAAAATATTCCTGTATGGTTTAAAACATGGGGTAGATAGCTTAACTTTGGATTTTAGTTAAGGCAAGGTTGAAAAATCCTACCTATCTACCCTCAAATAAATTGGAGTATAATAATGAGTGAACTAATAATACATGAAGAGAAAATATCAGATAAACATAATGATTCTTACCATTATGGAATAAATAATGACATGAATTTAATAGCCGAGCTTGGAAATTATTATGTCTATGTATCAGGCGATAGAAAATATTATGACAGCAATGGAGATGTAGCCAATATAAAAAATGATGATGATATTAAGAATACAATATGCGAGTTAAATAATTGGTTTAATATTGGCACACAGAAAGATATACAGAATGGCAATAGTGAGATAGAACACACTTATGATAATGCAATAGAAACACTAAAGAAATTAACAGGAGATATAAAATGCAAATAGAAAAAGCTAATTGGTATGACCATAAACCTAGTGATGACAATAATGGATATATTTATGGCATATATTATATACAAGATGAAGAAATCGAAGAAGTCGAATGGTTTAAGAGCAAAGCAAAAAGAGATAAAGACTTCAACGAATGTATAAAACTAGGATATAAACCAATAAATTGAGATGAGCAAATTAAATAAAATAGAGGGATATTGTTTAGAAGTCTTGAAGAAATCTCAGAAGTTTTTAAGCGATCCAAAAAATGATGACTACATAGATGTAAATACACACCATGAGAGATCAGAAATGGCAAAAGATATCCTTAAAATCATTGAAGAGAACAGTAATTAAGTATTTTTCCTCGCAGTAGTGAACAGGGAAGTTCACTCAATCCATTCAATCCATTCAATCCATTCAATCCATTCAATCCATTCAATCCATTCAATCCATTCAATTTAATTCAATCTGATTTTATTAAATTTTTGTTATTAACAGGTTTTTTGCACTATGTAGAAAAGAAATATTTTGTTATTGCATATAGTGAGAAAATGACTATAATTAAATAATAAACTTTGAGGATATAAAAATTATGGATACATTAAATTTAATTTATTTTGGGATCATTGATAATATCTTAATGATGTTTTGGATTATAATATTTTTAACTATTATGAGGATAATAAAATTATGGAAACATTAATTATATTAAATTTTGGCATTATTGATAATTTATTGCTAATACTTTGTATGTATGTAAGTTATTTAAACATAGAAAAATATGTAAATGATTATCTAGATCTATCATTAAATCATTTTTTAATAGGTGTCATTAGTGCTGGAATATCTAACAGTATTTCAGATATGTTTGGCTTTCTATTTCAAGCACAATTTTATTACGCTTTGATCGTGTTTTTAGGTTGTATTATTGGAATGGCCATAATCCCTATTATTGAATTATTTAAAAAATATAAACATGAGGAGATAAAAAAATGAATAAAACACAAATAAAAGAGCAAAAAAAACAAGAAAGTATAGACTTTCTAAAATCTATACTTAAAAAAGATGATACTATTCATACTCAATTATGCCATGTATCTCAAAGCGGTATGCTCAGACATATAAAAGTAAGACTGATAAAGAATAATATTCCGCTAGATCTCAGCTTTCATACGTCTAGGGTACTCGAGTGGAAAGAGGGAAAAAATCGTTTTGGCGGTTATAATGGTGTTAAAGTGGGTGGGTGTGGTATGGATATGGGTTTCCATTTAGTATATACATTATCAAGAATTCTCTTTGATGATGGGTATTATATTAAACAAGAGTGGTTATAATTATGAATAAAACAGATATGATATTACTAATATTTAACAGTATTCTAGGTTCGATCCTATTTCTATTATTTTTAATAATAGGGTTAAGTCTAGATCAATTTATATAAAACAGGAGAATAGACTAATGAAATATATTACAGAATGCAAAACCAATAAAACAATTAAAAAAGAAATTAAGTTTGTTGATGTGTTTACAGGTAAATATAAAAACTCAACATTTTTAAAAAGTGAATATAAAAATGGAGATAGATATCAACACAAGACAAAAAAACAGGCATTAGAACAGATAGAGAACATGAAAAAAGATAATATAGAAATAATCTATATTGGCAAATATTAACGAATAATCATACATGAGGAGATAAAACAATGAAAAAAGAAGATAAAAATTATACTTATGAAAACAAGTACGATTATACAGATCAAGAGGTCAACGATCTCAGAGATCAAGAGAAACGAGATAAAAAAAGATATAAAATTAAAAAAAAGAAAATATCTAGCAATTCATTCGATATTGTAAATTGGGATCGTGTAAACAATTTAACAGACGAGGAAGTAGACATTGTTTATGATTTGTTAAAAGATATCAAATAACCATATATAACTATTAAAAGACTTATTTTTCATTAAATAGGTCTTTTTTTATTGATATTAATCAAAATATTTCTTAATATGTTAGTAATTAACTAAATATGAGGATAAATATGACAATATTAACATCAGAAGATAGAATGATAGACTATAAAAAACTAGATCAGATTGAAAAAAACAATAAAGACTATGCAATATTAAAAGATAAAGCAATTAAAATAGTTATGAAACATTATGATCATTTGAAATTTATCAATGTAGACATATCACTAGATTACATGGTAGATTTTCACGGAATAGATGCTTTGAAAGGTATTATTGGCGTTGAAAATTGGACTAATAAACATTTAGAAGATTATCCAGATACAGCTAAAGGTTGTATTGGGCATGATCTACCAATGCCAGATGATCTAAGGCATGATATATTCCCTAAATGTATGAGTTATACTAAATACTGTTAAATAGATCATTATATATGATAAAGCCCTTAGAATTTTCTAGGGGTTTTTTCTTGTCTTTTTTTGTCTAGTCTAATAATAAATAAAATGGCGAATAACTCTTAATGGCCTTTTATGATAAGAACATATATACAGATAGATCAATAAACATACCATTTATTACCTACATACCATTAGACAATTAGCACTACATTTATCAGATAATAATAGTTATATCTCTCGCACTCTCACGGCTATTATAATCGCACTATTAATGATCCATAGCACTTACCTAGCATAAATTGGACTAAGTGCCATATACTAGCGATTAATGGCTCTCATGCACACGCGTAATA